CCGGTTTCGTAGTTGTTACGTTAGAGGTCGGTGTACACAACGGGAGTTACGTACAATGAAACTCGATATGCTCAAGCAAATCGACACACTGCGCCAACAGCTGGCCGTGTTTGCGTCACAAGATCCGCGAATGAGTCTGCCATCTATGATGGCGATCGTTGAAGCGGCGTACATAATGGCACGAGACGGGACCAACCTGGCACCGCAGTCAGAGATCGTCACCGAGCTGCCCATCACGCACGCCAGCGTGAGCAGAGCGGTGACGTACTGGTCGACCCATTCGACACACAGTGTCGTCGGTAAGGGTCTGATCCAGACAAGCCAGAACCTCGAGAATCGTAAGTTCACGGACTTGAGGTTCACATCAAAGGGCGCTATGTTTGTTCGCTCTTTGTTCTCACAATCATCTGGGGAGACATGAGATGCAGAAATACGTGTCCGTCAACACACCGCTCCATCACTTGAGCGCTGGTCGGCTGACCAAGAAGTTATACCGGCGCAAGGTCGCTGAGTTTCCGAATCAGGAAGCTGCGCTTGCGTGGCAGGCAGCTGCCCGACAGGCCATCCGCCTCGGCCGAGAGCCTGACATGGAGAGTGTCGAGCCAGCCACCACGTTCGCTGACATCGCAGCTGCCGCCGTGCCTGTCGTGTTCAGCGGCAACCGTGATCAGGCTGGTGTCGGCACCAACGTGCGCAAGCTGATCAGCTGGTTCGGTGACGTGCCGGCTGACAGCATAACGCAGGCCGATCTGATACAGATGGCCGATGCCCTGCAGGCCGACGGCCGATCGGCAGCGACGATCAATCACCGGCTCAGCAAGTTCAACCGCATCATGGCTTGGGCAGCTGAGCGTGGCATGGTGACTGACCCGCCGGTCTATCGCCACAAGGGCCCTGGCCGGATCCGTGACCGGGTCTTCAGTGTCGACGAGTGTCAGCGCCTGATCGCTGGACTACAACGACACGGCTCAGTGTACAGCCAGTTCACGACAGTTTTGTTGTGGGTCGGCAGTCGCTACGGTGAGACAGCCAAGCTTACTTGGCGTGATGTCGAGGGCGACTACGCTGTGTTCAGGCAAGCCCGCACCAAGTCGGGCAAGCCCCGGTCGATCCCGCTGCGAGGCCCTGCGAAGCAGGCACTCGAGGAGGCATGGATCGAGCGTGGCCACGAGCCAGGTCCGTTCACTCAGCTACAGAACCACAAGGTCTACTATCGTCGCTGGAATGACGTGAAAGCGGACATGGGACTGGCAACTGACGAAGACTTTGTACCTCACAGCCTTCGCCACACCTGCATGACTCGGCTTGCCGAGGACGGACTGAGCCTAGCGCAGCTGAAAGCATGGGGTGGTTGGGCCTCTTATGACATGGTCGCTCGCTACGAGCATATTGAGAGCGGCCATGACCTGCGCAAAGCGGTTGACTCGTATGCGCATAATCTATTATAAGCACGTACTGTATTGAGACAGTCATATTGTACTGTAACAGTACATCGCGAGATGTTGGATGGCGCCGCCAAGCCTCTGGAAGTCAAAGAGGAAGTGGTGCTGGTACGGAGACTCGAACTCCGGGCCTACGCGTTACGAATGCGGTCTGACATCTCGCTCATTTTTAACTGCGCAACCTAAAAGATGGTTGCCAAATGAGTGAGTTATATTATTATGCGAAACGTACATAGTACGCGACATGACGTAAGTCCACGCACTCCTAATGCGAATGCCCAAGGCGACCACTCCCACGCCGACGGACTGATGCTTCAAGAACTGCGCAACTCGCAGGAAATGAGTGATCAGGGCACCCAGCGTGCCAAGCGCAACGTGCTTCGGATGGTCGAGTCAGGCCGACAGGCTGACACTGCACCGACCCGTCATGTCATTCGATCGATCCTGAAGGAGGGTTCCTCCAACCTGATGGATCGTATCGAGAACGGCGTCGGTCTTCCCGGCAAGGCGCGCTTTGGTGAGACTCACCTCCTCACCATCTGCGACACCCTGGGGGCCGACGCCGTAATCTTCACCGCCCTCCGTACGATCTTCAATCAAGTGCCGATGTTGTCGGGTGCTCACAAGCACGCCAAGCTCAGCACCATTGCCAACCACGTCGGCCGTCGAGTGGCTGACGAGTACCACTGGCAGCTGTGGGCCGACCGGCACCACAAGACAGCTGAGAAGATCGAGGATACGTGGCGTCGTGAAGCTTACCGCCAAGAGGTACAGCTGAAGCAAGCACGGGAGATCATCCGGCAGTCGGAAGACATCGACAAGCTCGATACGAAAGCTCAGACGCAAATCGGTGTCGCCCTCCTCGACGTGATCCGACAGACCGGCCCGTTCTTTGTCGAGTACACCCACCGTGAGGGGAACAAGACAGCTCGGTGCCTCGGCGTGACGCCACACCTAGGCGCCCTGATTGAGCGCACGGTGTCGAAGTTCGAGGAGCTGTTCACGAGCTACATGCCGACGCTCGTGCCGCCCCGCATGTGGAGCGCCGAGTCTAACCTCTATGGTGGCGGCTACTGGTCACAGTGTGTCGCTCCGTACGGCATCATCAAACGTGCCTCGGCCAAGGAGCTGATCGCACTCGAGCAGCACCACAAGGACAACCCGCACGACAAGGTGAATGTCGGGCTGCATGTGCGGGCAATGAACCAGCTGCAGATGACCAGCTACGAGATTAACAAGGACGTGCTCGAGGCTGCAGAGTACGTGCGTGACAAGGAGCTCGACACTGCTGACTATCCGTCGCTCCGTGATCTGCCCGAGCCGAACAACCCTGAAGACTGGCACAACGAAGACGTGCGCCGGGAGATCAACCGGCAACGGGCACACACCCACGCACACAACAATAAAGCCTTCGGTCGCCGCTTCGGATTCCTGAAGATCTGCAGCCTAGCAAATCGCTACCCTGGGCCTTTTCATCTGCCGGTCAAAGCCGACCACCGCTGGCGGATCTACTGTGTGCCGCCATACCTGCAGCCGCAGGGCCAAGACCTAGCCCGTGGCCTGATCCAGTTCCATGAGGGTGAGCCAATCGCCGGCCACGAGGCTGTGCGTGATCTGTATCTGACTGTCGCCGGCGCGTGTGATGCCGACAAAGGTACGCTCGACGACCGGATCGATTGGGTCGAGGCCAACAAGTCTGAACTCGTAGGCTACGGTACGGATTGGCAGCGCAACATGGACTGGCTCTGGAAGTTCAGTGATCCGTGGCAAGCGCTCCGTGCCTGCACCGAGCTCGCACAGTTCGAAGCCATCGGCCTTGGCTTCACGTCCCGGCTGATCAGCTACGTGGACGGCAAGTGCAACGGGCTGCAGAATTTCGGTGGCCTGACTCTCGACACCGATACGTGCGAGGCTGTGTGCCTGAGTGACAGCCCCCTGCCCGCTGACATCTACTCGTCAATCAGGGACCGGGCGCTGGAGCTGGGCGCCGAGGTCAAGCCCGACCACCGTGACTACGAAATGTCGTTGGCGTTAAAGCGCCACGGTATCCCACGAGCGTGGGCAAAGAACGTCGTGATGGTGATGCCATACAGCGGCACCCGCTGGGCCACCAACGACAACATTCACAACGCCATCCATGCTGACATCAAGGATGGTGTCGAGCCGCCGTACCCCGACGTCAAACGGTACGCCAGGTTTGTTAACAATCTGCTCTGGGATGCCCTTGAGGGCACGCTCTCCCGCCCAGTGCAGGTCCAGCAGTGGCTGCGCAAGGTCGCTGCTTTGGCTGTCGAGTCCAACACTCCCCTAGGCTGGGTCACTCCCACGGGTGCGCCTGTGAAGCAGGCCGAGTGGCATAGTGAACCCTACCGGATATCGACAGCCTTCAACGGGGCTATCTACAGCCCCCAGCTCCGCCGCCAGACCGATCAGCTTGCGCGGGCGCGTATGATGAACAGCATCGCGCCGAACCTGATCCACTCTCTCGACGCCTCGATCCTCTGCAAGACGATCGACCTAGGGCGCAAGGCGGCGGACCCCATCACAAACTGGGTCGCCATCCATGACAGCTTCGGTGTCCACGTCAACGCACGCAATGCGCTGCTGGCACCTGACGGCCCACTCAAGAGCGCCTTCGTGGAGACGTACACGCCCGACATTCTCGCCGACCTGGCTGAGAATTTTGCGGCACAGCTCCCCGGCGCACAGATCCCCGAGCCACCACAACGGGGCAACTTTAACATCGAGGAGGTCCGAGCCAGTGACTACTTCTTCAGCTGATCGAGCGTGCAGCAGCTGCATGTTCTACCGCATGACACAGGCCGGTCCCGGCGCATTCGTTCGACACAACTGTCATCGCTTCCCAGAGTCAGCGGCGGTCTACCCTGGCTACTGGTGCGGTGAGTTTGTCGAGGCACCCAAGCCTGCGCCGCCGCCTCCTCCAAAGGACGACAATGAACCACCCCCTGCCAAGCCACGAAGCCCTAAGCGTAGAGCTCCTCGAACTAAGCCCCGACCTGCTCGGTCGGATCGCTGACGGCGAGCTCCACCTCTACACCGAAGCCATCATTCCCGCTCTGCAACAGAGCAAAACCTACGAAGACTTTGAGGACGCGATCGACCAAGCGCTGATTGTCGCCCTCGACCCCGATGAACTGTTCAGCCTGTTCCGACTCTTGGCTGACTATTACGAAAGCATACACGATGACCTCGCTAAAACAGTTTCAGTCCATTAACGACAGCCACATGATGACCCTGCGCAACGTACGCACGTACAACAGCGCCGAGGACAGCTGCTTCACCGACCTGCAAGAAGCCAAATACGATCACTACAAGGTCGCAGTAGCAGTACCGACCGCTCGGTTTGAGGAGGAGTACGCGCCGCAGATCCGTGAGCTGCACACCAGCTGGGGCAGCGACATGTCCAAGTACATCTTTGAACGTGACCTTTGGGGTGAGCCTCACACGGTGATCAAGCTCGACACTAAACGTGTCGCCGACTGGTCGACCCCAAAGATCTGGGACACGAAGCTTAACCTGATCACTGAGCGTTTGATCATCCGCATGGGCTCCCGGCTCAACGTGAAGATCAACATGCGTGCGACTGAGAAGAACGGCACGCACTTCATGCAGCACCAGGTCAAAGAGGTGCAGGTTTTGGAGCTCAGTGAAGGTGTCGAGAGTGGCCCCGGCTTCGATGTCGAGGATGGGTTCGTCTACGACAACGGAGGTGCCGATCTTGAGGTATCAAGCGCGGCGGAGTTTTAACCCGAAGGGCCTGTGCGATCAGGAAGGGAAGATCAAAGCGTTCCGGTCTCGTCTTGAGGAGCGGATCTGCGAGGATCTCTGTAGTCGTGGCATCACGTTCCGGTACGAGCGCCCGTGTGATCGGGTGTCGTACATCAAGCCGGCAACCAACCACGTCTACAACCCCGACTTTGTGATCATCAGGCCCGACGGCCACACCATCCTGTGCGAGGCCAAGGGCCGGCTCGACGGTGACGCGATGGCTAAACATGTTCTGTTGAAACGACAGACCGACATGGACATCCGATTCATCTTCCAGTCGCCCAACGCACGCGCAGGAAAAACCAAGAAAACCTGCCGGGAGTGGGCCGACAAGCATGGGTTCCGCTGGTGCCACGGCACTGTGCCCGACAGCTGGCTGACAGGATAAGCATGAGTGAACATGAGCACGAGTTTGTCGAGACACATATCGAGTGTGACCTATGCGGCAGTCGCGATGCTGCAGCTGTGCGTTCAGACGGTTCGCGCTTTTGCTTCAGCTGTGACACAAGCCGACCCGCCCCCAAAGACGAAGCGCAATCCACTGGCCAAGTCCCTCCGCTCTCGCCACCTGCACAAGCGCGTGGTGCCCAGCAAACTGCGGTACAGTCGCAAAGGCCGAAGGGACAAGTCCAAGCCCTCCGAGACCGAGGACTAACAGACCTCGCTGCTCTCAAGAAGTACCAGTATGAGGTCGACGCCGACAGCAACCACCTGGCCCACTACTACGATCACGTCGGACAGTGGATCGGGACGAAGGTTCGTACGCCCGACAAGCGCTTCTGGTGGCAGGGCCAGCCCGTCACCTCAGGGCTGTATGGCCGGCACGTCGTGCCCAAACCGAACGCACACTACGACAAGATTGTCGTGACCGAAGGTGAGCTCGACGCAATCACCATCCGGTCAGCCACCAAGCTGCACGCTGTCAGCCTTCCCGGCGGCGCTCAGTCTGCTGAGAAGGTACTAGCCGACGAGATCAGCTGGTCGTACCTGACGTCGTTCAACACTGTGATCGTAGCGGTCGACGGTGACGAGCAGGGCCGGCGGGCAGCGGAGATTCTGTGCAGCAGCCTGTGCATGAGCCACCGTGACATCGACGTGCGCTGTGTGTCGTGGCCGACCGGCCGCAAGGATGCCAGCGACGTCTACGTCCACGACGACAGCCGTACCCTAGCCGATCTCATTGACGCTGCACCCTCGTGGCGACCCAGCGGGATCTACAGTGCCTCCGAGCTCGAGCACTTGCTCGACGAAGCTGACGACGATGGCCTCGCTTTCCCGTTCGCTGCACTGCAGGACATGCTGCGGGGCATGCGCAAGGAGCTGATCACGGTGACTGCCGGCACGGGCGTCGGCAAGAGCACGCTGTGTCGTACGCTGGCGCTGCATCTGCTCAAGCAGCACGGGCAGCGTGTCGGTATGGTCATGCTTGAGGAGTCAAATCGGCGAACACTGCGGGCACTGATCGGCATGAGTGTGTCGAAGCCGCTGATCATGGATGCCAAGTGCATGTCCATCGAAGAACAGAAAGAGGCGCTGCGCAACCTAGCCCAAGATGGCAACCTCTGGCTCTACGATCACTTCGGGAGCACTGACGCCGAGGGCCTGCTTGCCCGACTCAGCTGGCTCGCTGCCGGCTGCAAGTGTGATTACATCATCCTCGACCACATCACGATGGCAACGACCCTGGGCATGAACCAGCAGCACCTGGACGAGCGCCGAATCATCGACGCCATATGCACAGATATTCGATCCAAGATTGTCGAGCGAACAGGCACGGGTGTGATCATGGTTGCACACACCCGCAAGCCGTCCACCGGGGACCACAGCACAGGCACAGCTAGTCTGAGCTTGAGCGACATACGTGGCTCCGGTGCGCCGGCTGCGCTGAGCGATGCAGTGATCGGCCTCGAGCGCGCCTTCGACGAGAACAAAGAGCCAATCCCCAACACCGTGCGTGTGAACATCATGAAGAACAGGTACACCGGAGAGACGAGCCATGACGCAGGATCTATATATTTCAACAGAGAGACCGGCTGCTTGGAAGAGCGACATGACACCTTCCGAGCTGACTTTTGATCACCTGTACGAGCTCGCCGAATGGATGATCGTCCGGGCTGACCGCGATACCAAGTGGGCCGCAGCGTACCAGACAGTGCGCGACACTATACGCCGGATCGATGCCAGCTCGCCGTCGTTCCCTTGGATGCTAGCGGCAAAGTACCTGCTCGATTTAGGTGTCGGCCTCACTGCCCGTGACATGCGCGCTCTCGGCAACCGCAGCTGTGACTACGTGCGTCGACTGAGCGAAGCAGGCTGCGAGATTGTCGGCGTGCCGATGGCACCTGAGCCACGTCGTGGCCCAAGGCGCCTGCGTTACTACCGTGCTGATCTCGTACCGGAGTCATACGTGTGAACAGCTACGCCTTCGACATCGAGACTGACGGGCTGATCCCCGAGCTGACGACAATCACGTCGCTGTGCATGATCGACCTGGAGACAGGTGAAGAGACTGCATACAAGCCCGCTGACGTTGTCGTCGGCCTGCGTCGGCTCGCTGATGCTGAGATGGTTGTCGCACACAACGGCATCGCCTTCGACATCCCAGCGATCCAGAAGCTGTATCCGTGGTGGTCACCGCCCCTCGTGCGCGACACACTTGTACTTAGTCGGATAGCGTGGCCCGACCTGCGGGAACAGGACTACGCTCGCTTCGGCAAGGTCGGCCTACGTGCGCACGGTAAGCGCATGTTCAATGGCTCGCATTCACTTGGCGCTCACGGGATCCGCCTCGGCTTCCCGAAGGGTGAGTTCACTGGTGACTGGAAGGACGGCTGGTCGGAGGAGCTCGAGCACTACTGTATGCAGGACGTGCGTGTCACGGTGCGTCTGTTCAACCAGATCGACAAGCTCAAGCTGTCACCCGCCGCAGTTGACCTCGAGCACAGGTTCGCAAAAGTCTGCTACGACATGGAGGCTGTCGGCTTCTCGTTCAACTACAGCGCAGCTGAAGACCTGCAGGCGCTGCTCCAGCGACGCCAGGATGATCTGACTACTGAGCTCACCGACAAGTACGGTGGCTGGTACGAGCCCGACGGTGACGTCGTGGTTCCGAAGCGCAGCGCCAAGTACAAGACGAGGCCGGAGGTCACAGCCGGCGTGCCTTACCAGAAGGTGAAGTATGTCGTGCTCAACCCCGGCTCCCGGCAGCACATCGAGCGTGTGCTCCGTAGTGAGGGCTGGGTGCCCAGCGTCTTTACCGACACAAGTGGCGCTGCGAAGATCGATGAGTCGACACTGATGGCGATCGCCGACAAGTACCCCAGCGCCAAGCTGTTCGCTGAGCAGTTCACGGTTCAGAAGCGCCTCGGTCTGCTCGAGAGCTGGCTGGAGGCAGGACACACCGGCCGCATACACGCAACGACCATACCCAACTCATGTGCAACCAGTCGAACCAGCAGTAGGTCGCCAAATTTACAGCAAATACCGAGCGTCCACAGTGCTTACGGTCGAGAGTGTCGTAGCCTGTTCACTGCCGGCGACGGCCGTGTGCTGCTAGCAGCTGACCTCGACAAGGCCGAGCTGATGCTGCTTGCCCACTACATGGCCCGCTACGATGGCGGCGCCTACGCAGCGATGCTGACCGAGGGCGACATCCACCAGACGAACGCCGATGCTATGGGTGTCAGCCGGCAGGTCGGAAAGCGCACGATCTTCGCCCTGTTGTACGGCTCGGGTGATAAGCTCTTGGGCGAGATCACCGGACGCCCTGGTGCTGAGATACGAGCTGACCTGATGGAGGCCTTCCCAGCGCTCGATAAACTAATCAACGACGTGCAGGCACGGGTCGCCAAAGACGGACGCTTCAAGGCGCTCGACGGTCGGATGATCCCGTGTGCCGGTCGCTTCAAAGCACTCAACTACCTGATCCAGTCCAGCACCTCGATCGTCGGTAAGCAGTGGGCCTCCCTCGCTGTCGAGCGGATCGCAGCTGCGAACATCCCGTGCAACCTCGTCGCCTACGTCCACGACGAAATCCAATTCGACTGTGCGCCTGAGTACGTCGAGTGGGTCAGTGACGTAATCAAAAGCTCGCTCGCCGAAGCGTGCAAGTTCTACGAACTGCGCGTCAACATGACGTGTGAAACCCAGACCGGCCCTGACTGGTCACAAAGCCACTGATGAAAGGACACAACATGTCGCTCTACAAAAACATGAACGCCCGCAAGAAAGCAGGAACCAGCCGCAGCAAGTCTGACTCGACTGTCAGCGAGAAGACCTACAAGGCGATGAAGAACAAGACCGGAGGCTTTGCCAAGAAAGGCAAGAAATGACGGACAAGTATCTCATCATTACAAAGGACGGCTGCAAATGGTGTGTCGAGGCTAAGGCCTTCTTAGACAGCCAAGAGATGCCCTACGTCGAGGTCAACATAACCAACGACGAAGACGCCAAAGCTGCGCTCAAACGTGTAGGCTGGCGCACCGTCCCCATTATCGTACCTATGGGCAAGGCACGTACATTTGAAAGCTTCCGGCATGCGAGCCTTAGTTGATACGGACGTTCTAGTCTACCAAGCAGCCAGTGCTGCGACCACCATCATGGAAGCTGACTACGGGGACGACCTTGTGTTGTTCCCGACTGTCAGCGTCGGTGAGGCCTGTACGATCTTCGACCACCTTGTCGAGCAGATCCGTGACATGACGGAGGCTGACGAGCTGTTCTTTGCGCTGTCAGCACCGACCAATTTCCGCAAGACACTATACGCCGACTACAAGGCCAACCGTAAGGGCGATCGGCCGATGGCCTATGGTCACCTACGTGAGCATGCGGTCGACAAATACAGCGCTCAGTGGATTGAGAACCTCGAGGGCGACGACGTCATCGGGATCAACAGTGGGCCAGGTACGATCATCTGGTCGATCGACAAAGACATGCGCACGCTCCCCGGCTTGCACCTCGATACAGCCACCGGCGACACGATCGAGGTCACCGAGGGCGATGCGTTGCGTAACTGGATGACTCAGACGCTGACGGGCGACAGCGCTGACAATTACCCTGGCTGTCGTGGCATCGGCAAAGTGCGAGCAGAGCGCCTGCTCGAGGACGTCGAGCCAACGATCGAGGCCATCTGGCCTGTGGTCGTGAAGGCCTACGCCAAAGCGGGACAGACGGAAGCAGATGCGATCGTCATGGCCCAGCTCGCCCGCATTCTACATCCAAATGATTATCAAAAAGGGGAGATCCAACTGTGGACACCGACGATCCAATAAACCCAGAACACTATACGAAAGGCATAAGCGCCTACTCGTACATTGCCAGCTGGAAAATGGGCTATGAGGCCGGCAACATCATTAAGTACGTGACGCGCTTCCCGTACAAGAACCCGAGCAACCCGACACAGGATCTCGAGAAGGCCAAATGGTATCTCGAGGAGCTGATCAGCCGTGTCGAGCGGGAGGGTGCCGACGATGTTTGATACAGTGAACGGCTTTGCCAAAGCTGCAGGCCAAACACACAACGGCGAAGGCCTGTTCAGCGACG